ATGGCGCAAGCGAAACAGCCGGGCAGGGACAAGAGCCTTGCCAGCCTGCACAAGGCCACCGACACCCTGAGCACCATGCTGGCGCAGGAGGTCAAGGAGCTGAACGCCCGGCAGAAGGCCCAGCGTGCCGATGGCTCCGACCCCGCCCTGATGAAAGGGCTCAAGGAGGCCACGGCGGTGCTGAAGGATCTGGCCGCGGTGGCCAAGACCCTGAACGATCAGGGTGCGGATGCCGAGGCCCGGGCGTGCGGCGTGGTGCTTCTGCCAGCCGTGGAGGACGTATGAATGCAGAGATCGTATGGCGGCCCCAGCCCCGGCAGGCGGAGTTCATGCGCCGCCCGGAACCAGAAGCCCTGTACGGGGGCGCGGCAGGCGGCGGCAAGAGTGACGCGCTGGTGATCGAGGCCCTGCGGCAGGTGCACATCCCCCACTATCGGGGGCTCATCCTGCGCAAGACCTACCCCCAGCTCAGTGATCTGGTGGACAAGAGCATGGCCTACTACAAGCGGGCTTTTCCTGCGGCGCAGTACAACGCCACCAGCCATGTGTGGGTGTTCCCCAGCGGGGCAAAGATCTACTTTGGTTCCATGCAGTACACCAAGGACCGCACAAATTATCAGGGCAAGGCCTTCGACTTCATCGGGTTCGATGAGCTGACCCATTTCGAGTGGGAAGAGTACAGCTATATGATGAGCCGCAACCGCCCTACCGGCCCGGGCACCCGGGTCTACCTGCGGGCCACCACCAATCCCGGCGGTGTGGGGCACGGCTGGGTGAAAGCCCGGTTCATCACGCCTGCCCCGCCCGGCACCCCCATCGTGGAGCAGTTCCCGGTGCGGATGCCGGACGGAACCGAGAAGGTGCTGGAGCGGGCAAGGGTGTTTATCCCGTCCAGCGTGTTCGACAACCCCGCCCTGCTGGAAAATGACCCGGACTATCTTGCCAGTCTGGCAAGCCTGCCCGAAGCGGAAAAGCAGGCCCTGCTCTATGGCAGCTGGGACAGCTTTTCGGGGCAGGTTTTCACCGAGTGGCGGAACGACCCGGGGCATTATCAGGACCAGCGCTGGACCCATGTCATTGCGCCCTTTGCCATCCCCAGACACTGGAAGATCTACCGGGGGTACGATTTCGGTTTCTCGAAGCCGTTCTCGGTGGGATGGTATGCGGCGGATGAGGAGGGCAGGCTTTACCGCATCAAGGAGCTGTACGGCTGCACGGGCCGCCCCAACGAGGGCCTGCGCATCGACCCGGTGGAACAGGCAAGGCGGATCCGGGAGGCAGAGCAGAACGACCCGATGCTCAAGGGCCGCACCATTCTGGGGGTGGCCGACCCCGCTATCTTTGATGAGAGCCGGGGCGAGAGCATTGCCGCCATGATGGAGCGGGGCCCCCATTTTCTCCACTGGGTCCCCGGTGACCACACCCGGCTGGCGGGGAAGATGCAGTTCCACTACCGGCTGGCGTTCGATGGGGAGGGGCGGCCCATGTTTCAGGTGTTCAGCACCTGCAGGCACTTTATCCGCACCCTCCCGAACCTGGTCTATGACGAGAGCAATGTGGAGGACATCGACACCCGGCAGGAGGATCATATCTATGACGAGTGCCGCTATGTGCTGATGGAAAATCCCATCTCCCCGCCCCGGCAGACCGTGCAGCCTCCGGTGGGGGACGACCCGCTGGAGCTGCACCGGAGGGCGAGATTTTACAGGGTATAGGCGGCTCACCCTCTCCGTCAGCGCTGGCGCGCTGCCACCTCTCCCGAAGGGCGAGGCCTTGGCAGTTATTGTAAAGTTTGCAGTTTCGTCAGAAGCTCCCACTTTGGGAGCAACGACGACGACCGCCGCCAGCGGCGGATTGAGGGAGGAGTTGTTGGGGCAGCGGCCAGCAAGGATGCGAACAGAGTGAAGCAGACGCTGGGAGCCGCAACCCGGCTGTGGGCGAGCGGAGCGAGACTGAGAGGGTGAGGAAGCTAACAAGAAAGGAGTAAGCAATGATCGATGAAAAGCCCCCCATCGGGGTAGAAGAAGTGGCCGAAGCCACGGCCATTTTACAAAAATACAAGGCCGGAAAGGCCGCGCTGGACAAACGCATTGTGGACAACGAGCTGTGGTTCCGGATGGGACACTGGAAGAACTACCAGAACCCCATGATGGAGGGCAAGCCCCAGCCTGCCAGTGGGTGGCTGTTCAACAGCATTGCCAACAAGCACGCCGATGCCATGGACAATTACCCGGCCCCCAACGTTCTGCCCCGGGCGGCAGACGATGCGCAGACCGCACAGGTGCTTTCCAGCATCCTGCCGGTGGTGCTGGAGCAGGCAGACTATGAACAGGTGTACAGCGACACCTGGTGGCGCAAGCTCAAGCAGGGCACCGGGGTCAAGGGCGTGTTCTGGGACCCGGAAGCCCGGGGCGGCGTGGGAGAGATCGCCATCCGGCCCATGAACCTGCTCATGCTCTACTGGGAGCCGGGCGTGGCGGATATCCAGGCCTCGCCCCACTTTTTCTCCCTGAGCATGGAGAACACCAAACAGCTGGAAAACCGCTGGCCCCAGCTGAAGGGCCACAGCGCCAGTGTGCTGGATGTGCCCCGTTTTCTCCACGACGGCGGGCTGGACACCACCGAAAAAAGCGTGGTGGTGGACTGGTACTACAAAAAGCCGGACGAGGCCGGACACACCCTGCTCCACTACTGTAAGTTCTGCAACGGCGTGGTGCTCTACGCCAGCGAGAACGACCCGGCCCTTGCCGGGCGGGGCTTCTACGACCACGGGAAATATCCCTTCGTGTTCGACCCGCTGTTTATGGAAGAGGACAGCCCGGCGGGCTTTGGCTATATCGATGTGATGAAGGAATGCCAGACCGCCATCGACAGGATGAACCATGCCATGGATGAAAATGTCCTGCTGGCATCCAAGCAGCGGTATGTGCTCAGCGACACGGCGGGCGTGAACGAGGAGGAACTGGCGGATCTCAGCCGGGACATCGTCCATGTGGCCGGGCGGCTGGGAGACGAGAGTTTCCGCCCATTGCAGACCGCCGGTTTGCAGGGGAACAGCCTGAGCTACCGCAACAGCCGCATTGAGGAGCTGAAGGAGATCAGCGGAAACCGGGATATGACCCAGGGCGGCACCGCAGGCGGCGTGACGGCGGCAAGTGCCATTGCGGCCCTGCAGGAGGCGGGCAGCAAGCTCTCCCGCGATATGCTCAAGAATGCCTACCGGGCCTTTGCAAGGGAGTGCTACCTCATCATTGACCTGATGCGGCAGTTTTACGATGAGGAGCGGGTGTTCCGTGTCATCGGGCCTGCCGGAGGCAGAGAGTTCGTGCCCTTTTCCGGGGCAGCGCTGCGTGCCCGCCCCATGGGGCGGATGGGCGGCGTGGAGCTGGGAAGCCGGGAACCGGTGTTCGATATCGTGGTGAGCGCCGAGAAGAAATCTACCTTCAGCCGCCTTTCCCAGAATGAGACGGCGAAGGAGTGCTACCAGCTGGGTTTCTTTGCACCCCAGAATGCCGACGCGGCCCTGGCGGCACTGGAGATGATGGACTTTGAGGGCATCGAAAAAGTGCGCCAGAGGGTGCGGCAGAACGGCACGCTGGCACAGAAGCTGACGGCGGCCCAGATGCAGATCGCGCGGTTCCACGAGAAATTGAGCGGCGCGGAGGAAAATCTGAGCACAAGAGCATTGGCGAAGAACCTCTCCGGCGCTTTGCGCCAGCTCTCCTGACAGGAGAGCCAGGTTCACGCTGCTGGCTTGCCTCCCCTATGAGGGGAGGTGGCACCGCAGGTGATGGAGAGGTTTTACATGAGAAGGAGGCAGAAATGATCAAAGTGAATTATACGGAATTGGATGGCCCTTACGGCCCGGCCATGCGTCTGGAGGCGGCGGGCC